ATCAATAATAAAATTTTTATTAATATAACTTTTCATTGAAATCAGATTTTCTTCGAATAGATGAAAACATGGAAAATAAGGAAAACCATATTGCATTGATGGTAAACTTAAGTTGTTTTGAATATTTGTTACTAACACACCATTTGTAAATGAAGTATCAATTGGTAACGAATCATAATATTGCATCTTTAAATCATTGATAGGTGTATTTGTTAATGTAAAATTATGGTTTTTTAAATTATTTCTTAACGCGTCCCTAAATGACTCAAATGAAGTGATTGTGGGATATGTCGCAGGTATCAGATAAAAATTTAAATCAGGAATTTTTTTTATTGGATTACCTTCATAGATTAATTGATTATTTTGATCAGTGCCTGTAACACGCGACCAACCTCTGCTTTCAAAACATTTCTCCTTAAAATTATAAAGTAAAAAAGGCGAGTTTGTTCGATTTTTAGATAAATATATGTTACTTAAAAAACCTGAAATGTTTCTAAAATAATGTGGAGAATTTGGCCATGATGTAAAAAGATATAAAGTATCATCATCTTGATCTTGATCTTGCATTTTGCTAGTATATTCCAATAGAGAATCGACAGGAACATCAAGTTCTATTTCAATAACAGTTTCTTTTTTCATATTTGTTTCAATAAAAAAGAAATCATTATCACCTGTTATAAAATCAGAAATTAAATCTTCTTTAATATTATAATCTTTAAAAGGCTTTATACAATTTTCTAAATAATTTTTATGTTCAATAAAATTTTCAACTTTTTTAGTGATAGAGTTATCTTTTATTAAAAAATCCATTTTTGATGGTGAAGCCATTGATTTTTCAATATTTATACGATTATTACCTATTAACTTTGTTGATAAAGATGATGCATAGTGTTTTATTTCAGAATTTGTTTGTTGATTAACATTTAACCTTTTATCGATAAATAAAATATTTTCATCATTCCATGTATTTTTCTTATTTTTTAATGCACCTTCGTATCTAATCCATTTGTAACCGTCCCAGTAAAAAGTATAAGTAGAAAATGCATTTCCTCTTTGGAAAGAAACAACACCAGTTAAATCAATATTATATCTATCTATTACGTAGACAATTTTAAAAATGTTTGAATCGTAAACATGTTGACTTGAGTGCATATTTTTATCTAATACAACGCAAAAGAAATCATCTATTTTTGGGTTAATAGGTGTTAATAGTGTGACAAGTTGTGAATGATTAGGAGAGAAAAAATACTTCTTTTTTGCTTCAAGCTGATAAACATTCGCTATTTCTAAATTTTCTATTAAATTGCTGTCAATGTTACTTGTCGATACATAATTAAATGTCTTATCATTATAGGAAATATCTTTGCCATTAATTGCAATATAAGTTTCTTTATTCTGCATTGAATCTTTTGCTTTTAATTGCGTTTTTGTATTAATTAAAATATTGCCTGATCTAGGTGTATTTAATATTGATGTTTTCTTTTGACTAATTCTTGACATATTTATTCCTTTATTCCTGTGTATACTCTTGAATCTAAACCTAATTCATTTTCAGTAATAAATCCAGCGCTAGCAAATCTTGTATCTTTTTTTAATACTGAAACAATACGCTTTTTATCTTGTAGAGTTCTTGCTCTTATTATATGTTGCTGACAAATATCGTTTAAAGTGTTAGGAATATTATTCCAAAAAGATTCTTTAATGATATGTCTTTCTATCAATGTATCGTTTTCGTTATTTAAAATTTCAACAGATTCAATAGTATCAGATTCATAGTTAATCGAAGAAATTATACCTTTTTCTGTGACTTTAATAATTTTCTTTAAATAAACATTTTTTAAATAAAAAATTTCTTCTTGTATTGTTGGAAAGTCATAAAAGGGTTTAATCTTATCGTTATTGTCAATATTTATGTAACCTAGGTTTATTTGTCTTCTTTTAATTATTTTCTTTTGTTGCAAACTCCGAATTCTTCTTAACATGCGCAGTCTTTCAACTCTTTCAGTCACTGTGCTATTTGTGTTAATATTAATGTTTACTGTTTCAAATTTATTTGATAAAACTGTTGCGGGTATTTGAATACCTGAAAATGTTTGAGGTGAATCAAAAAACGAGTTATTTTGTACATTTATCACATCGCTTTCAAAAACATTTATAAACATTTTTTTTGATTTAATACCCGTAAAGACTTTTTCTTCTTTATCTTCGATTATTTTTCGAAATTCTAATGGATCAAGATATGCGCCATTAAAATATTTAACATTTGAGTTATATTTTAATGGATAATTAATTTTTTGAATATAATTTTTCCGAATATTTGAATCTAGACTTAATAAAACTCTTTCGTAATAATTGTTTAATAATTTTATAGTACCCGATTCTTCAAATCGATTTTCAACTTGATTAAAAATTGTAGGTTTAGGATAATCATCGGAATATTCATTAAAAGGTGTAAAAACGATAGGTTTTTGAAAATCAGGGGATGAAAAGTTATTAAGATTGTAATTTATATCAAATTGATTCTTTTTTCGAATGTTTTTTATTGTCGTTGAAGATTTTAATAGATGCATATTTTTATATTCAGATAATTGTTTTCGAAAAAAATTTGTTAATTCAAGATTATCATCTATTTGTTCTTTTGAAAAAGAAAATATTATACTTTCATTATTAAAACGTACATCATCAATTGGTAAAGAGCTAATATCTTCTATTCTTTTATTAAATTTACCTGTATCTATTAAATTACTAAACTTATTTGATTGTCCCTGGCTATTCACACTTATCACAGGATTAACATTTAATGTCGTGTTATAAATATTTATTGCATTTGATGCACGATTAATCTCGGATGATCCTGTTGCTGCATTAATTAATTCATTTTCATCCAAAATAAAATCAACACCGATTTTAGATTCGATAAAAGGTGTAATTTTGTCTCTTTTGACTGTTGCTGTAATATTCATTAATATTTACCTTTTTGATTAATAAATATTAAAAAAAATTTATCAAAAGATAATTTTTCATTGTTTTCTCATATCTAAATATTGACGAGATTTTTTTGAATTATGAATTGATGATATTGACATATCACCTGACATTTTTAAATGACTTTCTGCGAATTTGTAATAATATTTATGACGCTCTAATACATGTGATTCAATGACATACACATTGTTATTAAATTTAACACGACTTGAAACAAATTCAGACAACATTTCTGTTAAAATATTATCAAAAATTTGATAAATTTCATAAAGAGGTGTTATTTGAATTTTATCACTTTTAATACGTTTGAAGTAAAAATCAGAAAACTTTTCAAATGTATTATATATTGGCTCATTCATTGATCCGAAATCAGATAAGTTGTTAGTTTGAAAGAAAATATCACTAAAAAGCTTTGCAATATCTTCATTTAAGTGTTTAACGTTTGACATTTCAATTGAAAATCTAATGTCATTTCTTTTCTGATTAAAATAATTAACTTCATGTACGGGGACTAATGCTTTCTTATTTTTTAAAGCCAAGTCTAAATCCTGATAACTTGCGATATTTACTTTGTTTTCAATGTTTTGTTCGTCAAATTTTACATTTATTTCGTTATTAATGATTTCTTTTTCGATAATACAACTTTCAACTAAATTAATAGTGTTGTATAAAAAAGTTTTTATTCTAAAAGGGTATGTAGACTGATTTGAAAAATTTGGTAAAGCGTTATATTTTTCACTAAAATCTATTAATAAAATCCTTTTTTCAAGACTGCTATTATACGTATACACTGAATCATCTTGACATGACAAATGAAATAATAACAAATCAGATATTTTGCTATACGATAAATACAAGTTATTTGAGATTGAAAAAAAGTCCAAACAGTGCATTTCTATATCGTCATCACTTAAATTACAATTCCATAGTCTAATATCCGAAATATTGCCTGTAAATTGTCTCGATATACTAGAGGGACTTCCTACTAAAATTGTTTTCGTTGTATTTTCAATAAATATTTTAGGTTGAGAAGGATCACTTGATTTAAAATTTAAAAAAGAGCTTTTTGAATATCTATTTATTCCACATTCACTACAAATTAGACTGATACGGTTGTTTATATTACTTGGACTTGAAAAGTTTTCAATTTTTATAAAAATTTTAAACATTTTATTAATTAAATTAATTTCATCAATTATTATATCAGAATTCGTAGAGTTATAGTTTTTTACGCGTAACGTTAATGTCCCAAGTTCATCTTGCACATTTTTTATATAAAACAATTCAAAATAAACAGAACTTTGATTTGATTGATTAACTAATTTAAAAATAGAATTATCAGTCGAGCTATATCGATTTAAATTATTTGAAAAATCAATTAAAAATTCAAATGTATACTGTTTATTATTCAGTGTAGGCTTAAAATCATTAATTAAATGAGATAAATCAGCTTCCAAAAAAAAGTTATTCTCAACTGTATTATTTGAAAACTTTAAAAGTTTAAAATTTCTTGAACGTTTTATATATCTTTTATTTTCAACAGCCGCACTTATTTGTTTTCCAAATTCACGGAAAGTATAAAAGTTGTCATAATTAATACCAATTGAGTTAAAAATTGATTTAATTGCGCTCTTAGTACCTTTTGACATCAAAATATCTCTTGAATTTACTAAAATTCTTTTCCACATTTCGTTTTGAATATATCTTAGTGTTAATTGACTTTTATCAATTCCATCTTGCCCAAGAATATAACCATCTAATATTTTATTTGTAGGATTTGAAATAATTTCTTTAAATTCAAAACCTGACTTTTTAGCCATTAGCGGTAAAAAGAAATTAATAGTAGATTCATTTGATGAAATATCGTTATAATCAATATCAATTAATTTAGGCATAATATCTAAATATAATTTAATTTCATCAAAGAATCTAGCCCAAATTATAAGTAAATTAGCGAAAGTTTGAATTGCTTCTGTTCTTTGTTCACCTGGTAATGTTTCATCATCGATATAATATGTTTTTGCATTTTGATTATTGAATCTTTCTCCCAAACCTTCAAATAAAGATCCATCATCAAAATAATGTTTTGGAAATAATTTAAAAATTAAATTTGAATTATTTAAGTCCCATTCCTTAGCTTTTTCAATATATGCATCGTTTAATAACTTATTTTTTGTAAATGTCGGGAAAAGAACAGGATTATAATCATCTTTTTCAAATTTTAAAGACGGTTTTATTTTAATATTATTTTTATCGACAAAAGGACTTGCACCATTGTATCTAAGAGAATCAATATAATTTCTTAAATTGCCGCCTGACAAATTAACGTTGTTATCAATAACAACAATTTTTGAATGTAACGAATTTCCACTTGAATCAAAACAAATTGAATTGTTAGAGTAAACGCCTGCTGGTTCGTTAAATTTAAAATACAATTTTAAAAAGTTATTTGCATATTCATTTTCTTCTCTCTTGAAAATGATATAATCAATATCTAGTTCTTTATGATAAAACCTAAACTCATCAATATATGCGGATTTTAATTTATTTCCTGATATAAAGTTTAAATCACTATTAAAATTATTCTGATGATTTAAGACTGCGTTACCTATTAAAAAATTTGCAGAAGTGTCAATATCGAAATTTAAATTATTTACAGCACTTTCAACTTTAAAGTAATTATCAACAGAACTATCAATATTAGTATTTTTCAGATTCAATTTTATTGAGTTTACATAAACATTAATTTCTTTATTATTCTGACTTTCGCTATTTGAAATAGATATACATATATGTTGCCATTCATTGATATTAACTAAAAATACAGCAATCATTTCGTTATTTTTATATTTTGAAATATTAAATAAAAAAACGCATTTTGCGAAAAGTTTTGAACCAACATTTGTAATTTCTTTAATAAAAAAAGTAAATCCATTAATTTGATTATCAGCATTAAAATCAGGAATTGCATATTGGAAAACAGGTAAATTTTCTAATATCCCTTCATTATTAATAAATAATCTAAAATCAAATGAAAAGTTTTTATTTGCAGGATTTAAAACTTGAGTTGATATTTTTTGAATAATTTGTTCATTTCTTTTTAAAGCAAATAAATATCCTGATCTATTTGTAACTTCAATATAATTATTACCATCAAATTTTAAATAACCGATATTCTTGTCAATATTATTATATATAAATTTTCCAAAACCGTCCATGTTTCTTAAGAAATCATTTAATTCTGATTCTACACCGTCTAATGGAAAATTATCATAAATATTATTAAATGAATATTCAACTTTCGAAACAGCAGAATCAAAAAAACAATGATTTCTAAACTCTGAAAAATCTACAGATCCAATCAATTGTTGTGTATTAAATAAACCTGAATACGTATCAAATCTTTCAAATTGATTTTTATTCGTTGATTTAATATTATTTTCATCCAACAATATATTTTCATTTTCCTGATTAAATCGATTATTCTTTTTTTTATTATCGTCTTTATTGGCGTCAATAAAATTTTTATATCTAAATAAATTACCCATCATTACCTACCCTGAATACTTCATTTGCATTCACAATTAAATTATTTTGTTCTTGCTGCATCAGTCTAAATATAAATTGTAAACGACGCCCGTAAAAAATAGAAGAATTAAAAAAAGGAAACCAATAATAATCACTTTCTTTTAAACACTTTGTCGCATTTTTTTCATAAGTTGCAGGAATTAAAACTTCATTTGTGTCATAATCAATCACTTCATAAAAAACTTCACCCACATCTAATCCTTCAAGCTTTTGCTTAACCTTTACAAAGTCATATTGCACGTCAATATCAAAAAATGTTACAGAAATTTTATGTAAATCATTCATAATACCTAAATCAGGTGAATATAATTTAACAGAAGCCCGCAATCTTTTAAAAGTATTTATAGTTGTCAATGAATCTTTGTATATCTTTTGAATATCATTATAAATTAATTGTCCATGATTATCAAACCAAGAAAAATTAAAATCCATTGATTCATGAGTTAATAAATAATTTGAAATTGTATTATTTCCAAAAGATAATACTTCCCAATTTGCATAATAAATACCTTTTAACTGATTATTCTTTATATCATTCATTTGAAAACAAGGAATATTATTTTCAATATATAAAGGCAAAGAATTATTACCTGTTATAACTGAAGATACTGTCAGATTCAAATCAGTCAATGGATCAATATCAACAATTTCACTTGTGTTACCTAATTTTTGAATATTTCTTAACGTTCCACCTTTTTTATTATATAAAAATATTTTATTTATTTCATTAAAATAAAAAAATCTGTTAACAGGTATATTATATGATACATCATCAATTAATATTTTTAAACAAGGACTAAGATGTTTGTTTCTAATATTTTTAGAACCTAATCTTTTCGCAAAATACGTTTCATTATCAAAAAAAGATGAATCTGCAAATTTTACAGCTAAACCTCTATTAATTAATGTTGAATTTTCTTGCCAATATTTTTCATATATAGGCGTAACATCAATAATAATATTTTCATTACCTTCTTTAATATAAGTATTACATAATTGCTTAAAATTATAATCATCATATTTAGTAATAATATCACAAAAATCAGGATTTTCTCCTTCAATTAATCTCATATCACCCATAGAATCCCAGTTGATTTTTTCATTTGTATTACCGTTATAATTACAATAAATCCAATTAGCCGTATCAACATCAGTTAAAGAATATACATCCCTACCCAAACCCTCATTAAAATCTTTTGCTAACGGTAATGCTTCAACTGTATAATCCATTGGTTTACTTAAAGATGTTGTAATATCGTGTAACTCTAGATAAATTTTTAAATTATCAATACCAATCATATCATATGAAAAAAAATCATTATCAGCAGTTAAATCTGATTTTAGCAAAATTACAGATTCTTCAATTCTCGAGAATTCTTGTAAAATTTCAAAAATATTTACATTTCCGTTATAATCAATTAAAAAATTATCTTTATTTAAAATATCACCTTTTTCACCTGACTCATTTAGCTCAATTACAATTAATCCAGATTTTATATGCGTAAAAAGTTTAAAACTTACAGATTGAGCGAAAAACTCATCAAATATACTTTGAATTAAGAATAAAAAATCATCAAGATCTGTCATATCAGCTGTACAAAAAGTATATTCATAATTATTAATATTGCCATTTGAAGGATCATCAGCGTTTTTTGTATTATCAAATTTTAAGACAATATTATTATTTTTTGTATCCTTAAAATAAATATTTCCACTTTGATACTCTTGAATATTGTCACCGTTTACTTTAATTAAACAACGCGCTTTAATCGAATTATTTTCATTATAAGTTTTAAATAAATCTAAAGTACTTGATTTTCCAAAATTTGCATTTTTTCCATCAATATTGTTTAACTTTTTATTAGTAATATAAGTATCTTTTTCTATTGGATAGATAATATACATAATATCTAAGATCCTTTTTATTTTATTATTAATTATAAAAAGAAAAGATTTATGAAGAGACAACTTTTGCGACAATATCAACGACAGGATATTTAATTTCAAAAATTCCACCTTTAGTAGGATATAGAATATCTTTATAAATTTGTTGTTGAATATTAATAATATCATTTGAATATTGAAAACCTGAAGGATAACTTGATCTTAGTTGCGCAGGGGCTGAATAACGTCCTCTCTTTTGTGAAATTAATTCATGTTTTTTACTTACGACACTTCCTACACCATAAGTATTTAAAACAACGTTATAAATCGAATCAAGTTCAATTGGTTGATTAATTTCAAACCCCTTAAAGTAAAAAATTAAATTATTTTTTACGTTTCTTTCAACTTGGTCAACAGTAATTGATGAATTTTTTAAATCCATTCTTATATTGACATTAATGGTAATATTAAATATTTTTGCGTCAAGTATAGTAAAACTGTCGCCTATTAAACGATATTCATTTAAATACTGCATTAAATTTTGTTTTAAAACGTCAGATGCATAAGTTAATTTTTTCGAAATATCTTCACATAAAACATAAATATTTTTCGAATAAATATTATTTGCGTCATCTTCCAACGCGATTTTAGATACTTTACCGAATGGTGATGGCATTGAATATATTTTGCCTAATAAGTCTTGATAATTAACAATTCTGTTTTGCATTTTCATTGCATTTGGTATTTGCGCTTTTAATTCATTAAAGTTTAAAGCACTTCTGCCACCTTTTGCAGGTTCTTCATTAGTAATAAAAACAGAATTTAAAATAATTTCACGCTTTAATTGATCAGTTAATTCTTGTTTAAAAATAATATTTCTATTATCATCAATTTTATTAATATTGTAAGATGGAATATTATGATTTAATCCGCCGCCATATGAATATGTTACATATACCACTGTATTTCTTGGCGCAATACCCAAACTATTTGTTTTTAATAAATCGCCTGGATCAAAACTAAATTTTGGAAAATAATCTCTTCCATATAAAGATACTGCACTTTTCGTAGGATCCTGAATTAAAGATTTTTCCATAAAAGAATCTTGATTTGATGTACCAAAGCGAATTGATGTTTGTCCTGTGTCAAAATTATCTTCTCTGACAAATCGATAAGGTGCAGGAACTATTTCATAGTATTTATCACCCTGTTTATTTATTTTTGTTGCTTTATATATTGTGTCTTGACTTAAATATTCAACTTCATAATAAATATTATCATTTGTGTCAACAACATTTTCAATCATCGTAATATTTGAGTTTGAAAGAAAAATGTTTGGAAATTGTCGATATGTATTGTCAAAAGAAAAAGTTTCAGTTGTTCTATTTCCAGATATGGCTAAACCATATTTTTTAATTACAACAGTTGTGTTCGTTGTTCTTTCAATTTCATACGACCCATCAGTAAAATCAACATCATGTAATAAATAAAAAGAAATATTATTTAAAGATGATAATTTTAAATTTTTTAAGATCTTTGGTAATTGATTTGGGTTAGGTCCGTCTCCTGTATCATTTAAATCAACTTCTACTTTTACGACAACTTTAACAACAGCAGGCGACGCAGGTGATACTTTAATGCCAGCATTTTTAATATGTTTAATAATATTTTCATTTTCAACAGCAGTTGAAGGATCTAACTCGTTATATTGATGATCCATATAAAAAGATAATGAATCACCTACAATTGCTGCAAAATCAAGCAACATACCGCCTAAAGATGCTTCTGAAAAATCGTTGATTTTAGTTGGAAAATAATTTCTGGCGTGATTTAACAATTCTTCTCTAAACTGTTCAAATCCTTTCGTCAAATAATTTCTTTTTAACTTTTTCTCATCGTTTATACTTTTTTTAAGATCCAAATTATCGATAGCCATTTATATTCCTTTTTTAGTTGTTCATTCCTAATTTAATTATTAACTTTTTTTGTTGATTTGATACGACAGGTATCGTGTACACAATTTCAACTCTTAAAACAGACACGGCACTCTTTTCTGATTCTATTTCATCACGAAAAGATGTAAAAGAAACCAAATTAATTAAGGGTGATGGATAATAAATATTAATAACACGTGTAATCTCTTGCATCGCTAAATCATCAACATTGTCAATATCGGTTCTTGTCAAAATATTTTTTAAAACTGTTCCAAATGTTGGAAAACACAGTCTTTCACCCGGCTCTGTTCGAATTAAATTTTTTAAATTATCTTCTATCACATTTTCTAAATTATAATGCATTTTAAATAAATCATCTTTTGTTGATAATTGTAAAGGTGTTGCAATACCTAATGGCACAGGAACATTATTAGCTCTAATGTTTTCATTTCTCTTATAAACATCATTTAAACTATTTCCACTTTTTTTATATAAAATATTTTTTGTTTCATTTGCCATTTATAATAATAACCTTTTTATCTTTTATTTAATTATAGTTAATATTTAAATCAAATTTAAAAGAGAAAGATATTATTAGCGTCAAAACGATTTAATTCCCGAAATACTAAATTAACATTGTTTTTATCATTAAAGAAATCGTCAATTGCTTTTTCAAAATCTGCAATATTTTTTTCTAAAATGACGTCTATTACATCCTGCGTCAACACAGGTTTATCACTATTTGCATTTAATAATATTACAACACCTGTTGCAACAATTGTAACCTGAATGTAGAGACAATCAGCCATTAAATTTAATATAAAATAAAAACACAACGCGTTTAAACGAGCGAAATCTGCTTTTTGTAACTGAACACTTTTATTATTCTCTAATTTGCTCTTTATCTTACTATAAAACTTTTCATTTATAAATGAATCAAAAGAAGTATCATCATCAGGCCCTCTGCTTACTATTTCAAAATTTTGTTGTATTACAACTTGGGCACCCGCTGCAAGTAAAGGATTTGAAAAAGTCATTAAATTTGAAGGTGCAGGTGGCGAAGTATCAAAATTTGCAAAAGCTGCAGAGAATATACTTTCAATTTCCTTTTCAGGAATTTCCTCTAATTTACCTAAAATATAAGGGTCATCAGCTGAAAACACGAAAGAAATTTGTAATGTTTCAAAAATAGCATTTTTAAATATATCACAACGTTCAATACATTTAACTACAACTGCTAAATAATCTTTTTTTGTTTTATCAATTAAATCTTGCATAAAAAAAGGTAATAAATCATTATCAATTACTTTATCCATATCTTTTAATGAATATTCTTCTGCCATTTTATAATCCTTTTAATTTGTTTTAACTAAAGTGCTTAAAATCTGATTCAATTCAGTTTTCAAAGTTTGAATATTACCTAAAATTTTACCTAAATCTGTCGCATCGAAAGTGCGTGCTGTTTGTTCACCTGACACGTTTGTTTTGGGTGATAAAGTAAAATTATCTTTTGCTGTTCCAATAGTTCCTTGATTTGTAAGTTGTAAATTGGTTGACACCGACACCCCCTGTTCAGGTGGTAATGTAATACCTGTTGGACCTGCATATTGATGTTGATGTTTGCTTAATTCATCCAAAGATTTACCAATATTATTAAAAGCTAATACCACTTGATCCATAAACTGTTCCAAACGTTCTTTTAATTGAAATCCTAACACAGCAGGTTCTTTAGCATCATGTCCTAAATAGATATTGTCACCTAAACCATTGACCTTTTTACGTTGACTATCACCTAATACTATTTTAGGCCCATCAATTGAAACAACACCGTCATGATCTAAACTGATATATGCACGATCATCATCAAATAACCCTTCTTTAATTATTTTAATAGAACCTGATTGAGGTGTATCAAGTAACTCAAAGATGTCGTCTGATTGGTTATTTTGAAATTTACTTTCCAAATCTCTTTTAAAAATTTGACCTCTTGCAACAAGACGAATCTCGTCAGATTTACCAATAATAAATCCTCTTCTCTTTACATTTGTAATTTTCTTTTTGATACCCGTTGAATCAATTTTTAATAAATTACGATTATTTAATAAACCGTCACCATCACAACGTTCAGAAATGTAAAGACGACTAATATCGGTATAAAAGTCAGCGTCACCTTCAGCAATATTTTGATTATCAAGCCCTAAGTAAAATCTATTGTCTTTCATGTTCTCTAGATAATTTTTTTCATTATAAATTGAAAACATTGCATTTTTATATACATCATTTGCAACTAAAGTTGTAAAACTTTGACCACCAAAAATCTGCGTTTTTATTTCTTTTTGTGTTAATAAAGTATGTGTAATTCCACAACGACCCGCTACAATATCAATTGTGCCAGAATTATTCTCTATGTCATTATATGCCAATGAATTATAATATTTTTCAATTCTTTCTTCTTTTTTTCGTGCCTTATCAGTCCCTAATTTTATTAATGTATTATTTGATCCTTGAATTACATAATCGCCAGGATCTTTTGTAAAGCGTGGTACACTTTCAAGCAACCACTTTCCTGAAATATTTAATGTTGGTTTTTGTTTAATATCTTTTTCACGTAATAATTTATCATTTGATGATAAATTGCTATTATTACGAACCGGTCCGTTATTAAACATAGGCGTTGGAATTTCTATTTCTCTAGGTAAAGCTATATTCGCAGCGTTATAATTTTTTAAAAATTTTCGATCTGCATGCGTATAATTCACATCTTCAATAAAATTAATATTGTGAATTCTAGATAACCAGAAAAACTCAATATCTGATTGTGCAGTTTTTGTTGTATCTTCATATATCCAAACTTCCTCATTAGGTTTAATAGGCAGAGACATATGTGAAGAGAAAAAAGGAATTGCAACAAATAACTGTTGTTCAGCATTATCAAATGTTGCAACAATAGAATTTCTAGGCAAATCTTTTAATAATTCTTTGGTTTTAACTCGATATAAAGAAATATTTTTATTATTTAATATTCTTTCAATCAGTTCATTATTTAAAATAATAGGATGCGTAATAACATCTAAAACTATTGCCCTTCGAAACATATTTATCTACCACCTTGGATTTTTAAAAACAACTCATCTTCTGATAACTCTTCGCTATTTTCTGTTTCTTCTTTTGCAATTAATTCTGCTAATTTTAAAATTTGATCATTTGATTTTGACATTCTTTCAAGATATTTCGACATTATTTGACCGACACTAATATGATCGGCAATATCAGTCCCGCTCATTATTTGATAACAATCGTTAAATAATATTTTTGCTTTTTCTCTATCCTCTAAAGCATTTTCATAAATTTCTTTCCACAATGTCTTTTTCTTGTCTTCTGTTGATGTTAAACCATCAAGAAGTTCAACAAAATTATTAATTTTTTTTTCTTTTTTTTGATTTTCGTCAATTTTTTTGCTAAGTAATTCAATATTTTTATCTTGCATTATACTATTCCTTTATTTAAATTAGTGAAAAAAGATCATCATCTATATCTTTATTTATTTGCCGAAATGTTTTTCGAATTGAAGAGAGAGCTGAACTTAATTCTGCATTATTTAAACCTGAAATCTCTCTCAAGTACACCAATAAAGCCCTCTTATTTAAAAATTCTAAATTGTCAATATTTTGAAATAACATTCGAATTGCTTCAACACACTTTTTTTCACGAATATCTGTGATAACACCGCATAAATGATCAATAATATCGTGAACACGTTGCATACGCTCATCAGCAATCATCTGTTCCTCAGGATTGTTTGATTCATCAATCATATATGTTGATAAATTAATCCTAGGATATTTCTTTTGTTGATTTCTTTCTTCTTTTGGTTGAGTATTTGGGGTATAATTCATATTACCATCATCAATTACAACTGTTCTTTTAAACTGCAAATAATTTTTTCGAGATCTTGCAATTAACCAATTTTTTGCAACAACATTAAAATATGAAAAAGCTTTTTTACCTTTAGATCCATCCCATTTTTGAATGGTTTCCCATAAAAAAAAGACACAATCTCTTTTCATTGTTTCAATATCACCATCAAATGATTTAAAACTGTAAACAGATACAAGCTTATCAACTAACATTTCAAACGCAGGAAGAATATCATTTAAATAAATCTTTCCTCTTTCCTCATCAGATGTCGCTGTTTTATAATCTTCCAACTTTTGTTGAGTATCTTTATTGAAATATTGATCGTCTTTTTTCTCGCCTTTTTCTTTAACAGACTTTTTTCGAACTTTTCTCGATTCTGATCCATTTTCAATTAAATTTTTTGAACTTTCATCTTCTATAATTCGTTTAGTTATCGCCATTTATATCATCATCCTCTTCTAAATCATCTCGATTTGTTAGTTTTTGTGCTATATTTAAAATTGAATCCCTAACGCCATTTATTTCTTTTAAGACGTCCCTTATTTCTCTTGAATCAAAAAAAATCGGAATATTCAATATTTCTGAAATTTTTGCATACTTTTCATCTAATACATCTAAACTATCTTCAATCACATCTTGCATCTTTAAAATAATCAACGCAAATTTAATACAGAAGAAAATAGAAATACTCAATAAGATTAATATAAAAAATATTATATATATCAATTTATTACCCATTTTTATATTAAGCAATATTAAAAATAAAAAAAAATAAATAAAATTATTTACAATGAAGTGTATTAAAAAACGGACAATACTGGCATGATGTTCTATTTTTCAACGTCATTGGATTCTCCTTAGTAATTCCTTTTACCATCGATCTTACAATTTTTACAGCATCCTCCATACTCTTCGGTCCGGAACTTATTGAAATCATCTGACATACTTTTTCAACTTTATCAACTTTCTTCAACAACACAAACGCACACTGCACATCTCTAGATGCTAAATTATTCTTACCCATCCAAAAATGTTTATATAACAATAATTGCATTTGCGTTAAAAAATCCTGCTGCTTTTCACGATCCCAACCCCGGGCTGACGCCGTCTTCCAATCAAGTATATAATACTTCCACTTTCCTGCCACTTTCTGCGGCACCTTTATAATGCAATCAATGTATCCCTTAAACTTTAAAGGTAAATCTTGCATCTCCTCATACAACATCTCTTCAGCAGAAACAGTTTCCCAATTAGGAAAATTTAAATCCATCCAACCAGGTAAAGCTTTTAAACTATTTTCAGCCCATTTTTGCCACTTTTCAAAAACAATATGGGTATAATCTTTATTCTTTGTCTCTTGCATCTCTTTCCACTTACCATCAAAATCAACACGTAACCACTCAGCTTTTAAATTATTTACCATCTCCTCAAATTTTAACTCTTTGGTCTTTAAAAAATGCTCCACAGCATCATGTACAATTGAGCCATAATACAAATGAGGACTTTCTTCAAAGACATCAACCTTGTCTAAATATAACAATTTGTGTTTCCAAGAACACTCTTTCCATGTTCGAACTTCTGAATACGAAACATGTTCTTTTAGAACTTTCTCTTGCATCATTTACTCGCTTTTAAAACGTTAAATAAAATAATTATAATAAAAATTTAAGTATATACAAAAATTAATAAAACGGATGAGTAATAGATGAAAAAGTACAATTACTATTTGTTACTATTTTTCCTAATCCACTATTATCAGTAACTAAATTTGAAGAATTATGAACATTTAATAATAAACATGTATTTGCCACAGGCGAAATAGAATTATAATTAGGCGTAAAAGTTGATGTATATAACGCAGTACCTTTTACCCAATGAAAACCTTTTAAATTTCCACCAAATGCTGCATTAGTTGTCAATGATTGTTCATTACCAATTCTTAAATTATTAGTTGTATCATTAAAATCATAAGATGATGTTAAATTAGAACCTAATTGAGTACCATTTTTAAAAACCCTTATCGTAGTACCAGAACGTGTTACAGCAAAATGTGTAAATACATTTTTATAAGTTCCTACACTACCAAAAGAATTTGCAGCGCCATCAATCCATAAATAAAAAGTTCCACCTTCTATCGAAACGCCAAACGTTGCTGTAGGATATGTTCCAAATGAAAAAATACGAGGTGCACCATTCGAATCTGTTTGATATTGCCACCATTCTACTGTAAAATCATCTGTTCTAAATAATAATTGATTATCATTTGCAGCTAATGTTAAATAAGTTGTTCCTGTACCATTAAATAAAATACTACCATTTGAAGAAGTAATATTTAAAGATGATTCATTTACAACATGCCAAATCTCTGCTGTTGTATCAACACTACCATTATTTGTATATCCTGAAGTATACATTAACTGAATTGCTTGTGTACTACTATTAGATAAAATATAACTTTTATTTGATGTTGTATTAATTCCTCTTACTCTTACACCTGCACTATCTGCAGGCGTTTGAATTGTTAAAGTCCCTGAACCTGTTTTTTTAATATATAATTTAAAAGTCCCTGTTATCCAAGTTGATGTTCCTCCTCCCGGTCCTAAAGGTAAAGTTAATGTCCAGTTATTTGTTCCATTATTAACAATTACTTGATTCGCATAAGTTCCATTAAAAGAACTTACAAGGCTAGGCAAAGTTGTTGAATTTGAATTAATATATTTAGGTTTAGGCAAAAATGTTTGAACATAACTAGGTGTTGTAGTATTTGCAAGAAGAACAAGATAACTTGTTGAATTATTATAATTTATAATAGAATTTGAAATTCTAGACGGGAAAAAAGAGCTAGCAGTATTTTTATTAGCTAAATAATTTTTTGATGAAAATGTCATTTTAAAATCAACCTTTCTTTAAGATATAACATGCCAAATTTCAAAAGATGCATCTACTGAACCTGTATCACTTAAAGTCGCAGTATATACTACTGCAATTGATTGAGCGCTAGCATTTGCCAAAGTATAGCTTTTATTTGATATTGTATTAATTCCTCTTACTCTTACACCTGCACTATCTGCGGGCGTTTGAATTGTTAAAGTTCCTGAACCTGTTTTTTTAATATGTAACATAAAAGTTCCTGTTCTCCAAGCACTATTAACACCTCCAGCTGCGCCTAAAGGCAATGTTAATACCCAATTATTTGTGCTATTATTAACAATTATATAATTTGCATAATCGCCTGTATAAGAATTAGCATTGTTAGGTAGAATACTATTATTACTGTTAATGAATATAGGTGTATATACGTTATCAGAAATAAAAAAATCAGCGCCTGTAGGACTAATTGAAATATAATTACTTGCAGTAGTATAATTTTTTGATGTTGCATGTGCTGAATTTTGAGTTGTAAGATATGTAAAACCTGCGTAAAAAGTCATTTGTTTTCTCCTCCTTAAATAACATCCCAACCTGATGAATGTGCTATTAATGTCCAAGTTTGACCGGTTGATAATAAACTTAATTTTGTTGTTGTACCAATTAAAGTTGTTGAATCTAAAAATATCTGTGTTGTTGATGTACCAATATCAACTTGTCCATTTGCACATCTTTTTAAAGTAACTTGATAACCAGGCACAGTTGATCCATTAGGTAAAGTTAAAGTTATAGTTGTAGAATTTGTACATCTAATCAATGTAAGTGGAGATGATAATGTAATATTTGAAGTTGTTGAAACTGTTTGAATACTTGTTGTTGCACTAGACCCACCTCCACCACTAACAGCAGAAACAGCAGTTGTAACATAAGCTGTTGTTGCAACTTTTGTCGAATTATCATTAGATGATTGAGTTGTTGCTGTAGCTGACGAACCTAAACCAATTGAACCTGAAACTGTTGTTGTACCACTAAATGTTTTATTACCTGTAATTGTTTGTGTACCTGCTATTTCAACCAATTGTGTTGTTTTGTCAGATATTTGCTTAACTTTTATCTGAGTCATTTAGAAACCCTTTATTTAAAATACTTATTAATAAATATCATAAAAGAAAGATTAAATTTTTAAAAAATAAATTATAATATTACTTCATTCCAACAATTGTTACAATGTCACCTGATTCAATTGGAAAACTAGAATTTGACTCAGACCATCTTAAACGTGATGTTGATGTTAATGATGAATATGCTTGCTGATCAGCATTTGCTGAGCCATCAGCAGTAAACCAACAATCACCAGATTTATCAGTAAATGAAACTCTTTGTTTAACACCATTTACAAATACTTGAATTGTTGCACCAGTTGCTGGTGTTTGACCAATTGTTAATGTAGTATCTGTACCATTACCACCACCACCAGAAGCAGTAAGAGATGAAGATGTTGTTTCAAAATTAACAAATGAACCAGCGCCAGCAGACACTGATAATTGGCCATTTGATGCACTCAAACCTGAACCTGCCATTGCAGATACAATACTAGAAATTGTAGACTTTCTTGATAAATTTGAATCTGATGCATCAATAATTGCGACAGAATCATTTGCTACACTTACACCGCCAGTAGGTGCAGATAATTCACTTAATTCTAAACTAAATGACTGACCTGTTAACAAGATACCTTCACCTGCTGTATATGCTGCACCGGCTGAGAATTGTGTAAAACTTAAAGCTGTTTCTCCTAAAGTAATTGTACCTGTTGTTGACAATACCCAACCTGTTGCAGCATTTGTGTTACCTTGTTCAACAAATGTAAACATACCAGGTGTTACTTCACCAGCAGGTGAATTATCAGCATCAGTAGCACGAGTCAATGCAAAATTAGGTGAAGCGCCTACAACATAGATACCATTTTGTGAACCAGTACCTTGATTTTTAACAAGAACTCTATTTCCTTCAACAACTGTTATACCATCAATTTCTAAAGCATAGGAACCATTCAAAGTAGGTGTAGCAAGTGTACCAACATCAGCTGTTGTGGCAACTCTTACACTCTTCTTGACATCAAGACCTGTCGCAACACTGTCAACATAAGTTCTAACAGCTTGTACTGTAGGCAATTTTGAGTTATCGCCTGAAGGCAATGTAGTATCTGTGCTATATACATCTGAATTTAATTTTGCAAGTGTTACAGCTGTGTCATTAATTTTAACACTTGTAATCGCGCTATTTGCAATTGTAAGTGCACCATTAGCAGCAAGTGTTGCATCTGATGATAACGCGACATAAGCTGGCACACCATTTGTTGTGACAATTAATTTGCCATTATCTGTGGAGGATGATTCAAGTTTTGTTAAAGCAACTGTACCTGCAGAGATTTGCTTACCTTTAATTTGAGACATAATTTAGTTCCTTATAATATGTTTTATTTATTATATATGCTTTTTAAACGTTTTTAATATACCAAACTTTAATAATATCACCATTTTCTATAACACCTTCAACAAGATTAAAATTAATTCTATTAGCAGGAAGAACAGCTACAGAATATTCAGAATCATTTAATTCAATACCATTTAATAATATTTTTACTTGAGGAATATTATTCAATTTTTTAATTGAATTTGTTACAGTAATATATTGAGATCCATTTTCCAATTGAATATTACTAAATGTAAATGTTTCATGTAACCAGTTAATTTGATTTAACAAAGTATCTTTTGATAACCAAGAAACATTTACATTTGCACCGCCAGATACCAAAATATCACCTTCATTACCTGTTTGATATTGATATTCCTGAGTATTAATATCAAATGTTGTTTGGGTTGATAAAGCCCCTGAATTTGTTACAGATATCGCTTTTACACCATTTTCATATGTTAAATGAACAGAACCGCCATCAACATCTGCAAGAAAATTAGGCATTATGGTAACATCACCATTAGAATTACCGAGATATAAAGTTTTAGCTTTTTCGCTCAAATAATCTGATCCTGAATTATAAGATTTACCGCCTAACCCTAATACTGAATAATCAGATACTTCACTATTTCCCTCATTTTTTAGATATAAATTAACAGATGCTGATGAACCGGTTGACTTATTTTGCATTGTTAAACCGCTATATGTTCCATTATATGAATCTGCTGTTACAATACTTGTTTTAACTGTTGTGTTATAGTTTGGATCACCCCCTATAACTAAAGTTTTATCACTTAATCCTGTTCCTGAATAATTTTTAAAGGCAAAATCACTGCTACCTGCAAAATCTTGACCTGTTGTTGTGTATAATATTTGATTTGCCGAGAGATTTAAATTTGTATTTACGCCTGTTTTAATTTCAACCCAACTAGAACCACTCCAAACATATGTTTTATTATCGCCTGTAACAATTACAAAATCGCCCTGTTGTACATCAAGAGCATCACGTTCTGCATTATCTGCGACAACATACGTATCTGTAACTGCAATTGCAGGTAATTGAGATTCAGGTATTTTGCCTGATTCATCAAGAGATGCAACACCTCCAGCTGCACCAACATCAATAATATCAACTTTATTTAATATTGATTGTTGATTATTGTAAATTATTTTACCTAATGTATTATTCGCAGAATTTGCAAGATTTAAAACTAAACTGCCATCTACATTCTGTAATTGCTGAAATCCCAAATTTGTAATTAACGTATTATATCTTGTTAAATTTATTAAATCTTGGTTTAAAACTTGCCCAATTGACGAACCTAATGTTTGCAAATTAATAAATGTATCGATTACTATTTGATTATCTTCAAAATTAGTTGTAATATCACCTGATATTGCGCCTTGCAATACTATATTTTTATCTGTATCAAATTTATGGGCTTTATTTGAAATAATATCAAATATAGTAGGTGTCGCATTACCATCGATTAATTGATTAACAGTCAATGTATTAATTGTTAAACCGTCAACAAGTTGATCACTTACCTCAATATTATCAGCAAATATATTCTGCACATAAATATTCTCAAATTTATCATTAGATGCACCTAAATCCTGAATATTGTACATGCTAGGTGTAACTCTTCTTCTAATTGTCATTTAATATATTAATCCTGTTTCATAATATACTAAATATATTCAGTTTTTCACTGCTCTATCAAAATTTTTCCAATTAATTTTACATATCCACTCGAATTTATTTTTAAATAATGCGTCGTTGTTGAACCCGAATAAGTCTGATTATCAAGATATCTTAAATCATTTTCAAAAGTAATATTATCTCCACTCTCATTTAAATATAAAGCGTAATTAATATTGTTAACTTTTTCATTTTCTTCATCAAAAATATCAACTGTAATTGTATCAATCAATTCTGTTCCATCATATGAATATTGAAAATTTAATGAAGAATTAACAATCATTCTATACTTTTTTATATGAGCAGATTTGTCGATTATCTTATACAAAGAAAATGTGATAGGTTGTGTCCAATTGTTAAAAGAATTTACTGTCCAATCACTTATAAATGATTTATCGAGATCAATACTACATGTACAAGCCCAAATATTTTTTTGATTATCCAAAGCAATTTGAACAAAATTACCTGTCTCGCTTTGCTTTAAAATCCATTCAAATTTATTAGATATACTATTTACTCTTCCAGTTAAAATCTGAACTGAATTCTTTAAATTAACTAAAATCTTTGTAAAATTATCTTCATCTAATGATAATAATCCAATTTGGGTTTCATTAAATTCATAATAACCTTGATAAGTTAAATTGCGCCAATTTGTTGTATCAATTTCATAAGTAATAATTCTACGACATTTTGATTTTTGATCTGTCGTCAAAGAAGAATTATCGATTAGTAAATTAGCATTGCGATTTGTACCATAGAAAATACAATGATTTAAGAAATATCTATTTGCAATTTTTGTAATAAAATTATGATTCATGTATTTATATAACTGACCATTATCATGTTTAGATGCTGTTGATAAAGCTAAAGTTGTGCCAGCAATACTTGTTTTTGAACTATAAATTTCGTCATGTAAACATCCATATGTAAACCAGTCAGTGTCTGCAGGATATGTAATATTGCAATCCAATAATTCAAATTGATTTGTGTCATAGATAGATTTATTCCAATTATATACAATTGGGGAAAAATAATTTGTTGTCTTTAAAAAATCATGCGTCGTATTCCCTGTCGAATAAGTTGGAACATAAAAATGATATAAATCTGCAACGTTAGGATTAAGCTCAACTTTGCTTGGCACATTAAAATATACCATACTATTACCACATGCAGAATTTGTCCAGTTTTTAAGTATTTTAAAATCAGCATTTGCCCAGTTATTACCCGGAATATCATTTAAATCAGTTACTTCTCTCCAACGACTTCCTCTCCACTCAAAAACGTAACTTTTTTGTGCAGATGCTGAATTAATGACAGGTGTTAAATCAAAAGTTTGTGCCGTATTTGTAATATTTCTATACTGAATTTTAAAATTACCAACACCTGATATATGTGATACCTTAAATCGATCACCTACATTTGGATTTAAAGGTGTATAATATACATAACCTGTATTACTTCGATTATACGTGTAATTTTTCCATACAATTAATTGCGCATTTGTTGATAATATAGTCTCAACTCCTGTAATAGATGGATTATCATATGTCTGTAAACAATTATAATTTAAATTAACACAGTTACTGACATTATTCATATTGTATATGTCAGCTTGATTTACTCCTGTAACAATTAATTCGAATGAATATGTACCTAAACCTGTTAATATACCATGATAATTTTGAATAGTATCAACTGTTACATGTTGATATGGATATATTTGTTTATTATCGCGCGAAGTATTATAAAAATCATATCCACTTGTTGTCATTGCCATTACAAAATTATCAAATCTAATATTTAAATTAGGATGAAACATAACTCCAAAACTGTTATGATTACCTACAGTTTTTGTTAAATTAATTCGAATAATTTTACCTATATCTGATAATGCAAAACTTTGTGCAATTGCAATCCACATAAAGTCAGTTGATCCCGTATTTGTGATATTATATTCTGTAATGTTGGATGAACTTATTGTCATTGTGTAGTTGTCTGATGTAGTTGCAATAGTTCTATTCACCGTCGTTGTCGTGGGATTAACTGGATATATTGATTTAAAATTTAAAGATCGATTAAAATCTCGAATAATATTAGTTGAAAAATATTGTTTAATATCTGTTACAAGTGTTCCTGATTTAAGACATGAATTTGAAACATTTAAATAGTAATGCTGACCTAAGGTATCTTGCCCTAAATAACCCATATAATTAATTCCAACTCTAGAATCTGTTCGTGCATACCCTAATAATCCGTCACCTACTCGTTGTTGCATAACATTTGAATTACCAAATATTTGTGCTCTTTGACTGTCAGATTCGCCTGCTAATGCGACATTATATGGTATTTTAATATCTGTAAAAAGATCAGTATTAAAGTTTAAAGAGACAGGAGTATTATAATTATTATTCCATAATGAATTATCAGTTATTTCAGAAGTATATGCAGGAGAATAAATCTGTTGTTTCCCTAATTCAGATCTTGAACCAGGCATGTCATGTTTAATACAAATCATTTTTTTATTTACGAAATCAGTAGAGATATAACTAAGATTTGAAAACAACAAAGTATTTACTTCATTAGCGGGATTTGTTGTTGAATCTTTATATAAATTTGTGATATTATACCAACCGCCATTTGCAAATTCAAATAATACTATTTTTGTTAATGATGTAGAAGTAATTGTATCACATAATCTTACAGCGTTATAAGTAACAAAAAAAGATCCCGTCGCAGAAGAAGATAATTCAAATAATATCTTTACACCATTTGCAGATCCAGCGTTTAATTGAAATTCTTTATTCAGCGTTGATCCTGTATAAGTCAATTTTCTACTTTGCGCAAAAGAAGAAGATAATCCTGACGCAGTATTAACAGCATCAGGATTTGTTGCTGTTGCGATATTTGTATTAATATATTGTGTATTACCTGCAACAAAATAGTTGTTTGATTCAATTGGAATAACTTTTACTAATTGTTGATTTGATGCATCAATATCAAGACTAGAACCTTTATATAAAACGAGTGAATTATCAGAGTTTATATTTAATGTATTTCCTGTGCCTGTTACACTTGAAAAACCTCTTGACATATTTGATGTTTGTTCATTTAGAAGAATATAACTCTGATTTGAGATATTATCATTAATCGTATTAATAAGTCCTAAATTTTTAGAAAGATTTTTGTCAAGGCAAAATAAATGAGAATAATCGTTATTTGAATTTTTATGATAATACGTGACGATATAAGGCGTTGTGCCGTTACTATATGGTATTGCATATGTCGAAATCTTATTAATAGATTTTCCATTTGTTAAAATTTTATTAGAAAAAATGCTGCTAGATAAATTAAATAAATCTGGATAAGCTACAAAGTTATATATAAAGTTCTGAATCGGTGATAAACTTTTCTTATAATTTAAGAATTTGCAAGAATCTGCTGTTTTTACTACTTTCGTGAAAGTTTTATCTTTTTTTGAAATTTTTGTATTTCTAGAAATAAATAATTCGTTATTTCCCGGGTTTTCAATTAATATATTTCCTAATAAATTTGTTTCATTAAAAAATAACGGCCCAGCGTTAGGTGCTGATATAGTGTATGCAGGCGTATCAACACTTTCACTTCTATTGGCAAGTAAAAATTCAAAATCATCTATTTTTATTAAATTGCTGATTGACATATTTTATTTAAATTCTTTCATTTACATTCTAAATATTATTTATAAAACATATTTTAAGCCCAAAATTCTTTATACTGTCCTCCTGATGAATTATTTCCACCGTTTCCATCATTATTTGTAACTGTTACTTTTTCATTAATAACATAACTTACACTGCCATCATTCACAACTTTCAAATTTAAACTATCTGTTTTGTCATGTGTATACAAATAATCAGATTTCACGATCGTATTTCCAACATTTACATATTGATCAATTGATGATTGCACCTGCGAATTATCTATTATTAGGACGATAAAAGCGTCAGTACTAAAATTCGTAACATCAATATCGAAGATACCTTCATTTTGCAGTAAAACAGGTATATCTTCGACAGACATAAAATCCAGCACCTTTATTACCTGTTGAGGATTTACAAAATTATTGTTATTTATATCCAATGTTTCATTTAAAACATTTAAAATGTCATATGAAGTATTAATTTTTTCAAGATCTGTTGAATAGACATCACTTTCAAAAGTTACATTATTAATATTTGTCACGTTTGATACACGTAAAAAGTCTTTATTGCTTGTCTGAAATTGACTTATTTGATGATATTTTTCTTTTTTTTGAAAAATTTTTCCGTCTTTTGTTTCAAGCTGCGTTGTATTTTTAACTTGAAAATATTTAAAAGGTAAATTGGGTAACATCTTTGAATATAACCTGATTTTTATTGTATTAATACTAAATATCTAATTCTTATAGTATGTCGATACTCGCAACAATATAAAAATGTCGTGATTCCTGTATCAAAACTTCAATATTGACATCATCGCCATAATCAGATGTGACAGAAATATAATCTAAACCATTATCATTAAATAAAACTTTACCATCACCATTTTGAATTTGTAAATTAACCTGTATAGATTGTCTAATATTATTAATGTCATAAACAGACAATTTTAAATTTTTAATAATTGAATTTGTGGCATCATCTATCGTCGATTGATAAAATATATTTTCTTTATTTTCTTCATTCAATTCAACTCGATATGATAAATTTAATAAACCCCCAGAATCAACTTCTGATAATTTATGTAATTCAAATATAACTTTTTGTGAAACCAAATTCGTTAATAAATTACCATATAATTTTTCAGATAAATTAATATTACATTTTACAGCCCAAATTGTATCATTACTATCACGTGAAATTTGTATAAAATTACCTTCATGCAGTGCAGACAACGTCCAGCCTGTCGTTGTATCAAAATTTAAAATACTTACAGAATTTTTCTGATTTATTAAGATTTTTGTAAAGTTTGTTTCATCTAACGGCAAAAAGCCAAGTTGCGTATCATTAAATCCATAAGAACTATGATAAGTTAAACTACGCCAATTGCTTGTATTAATTTCATATGTAATAATTTTTCTACATTTTTCTTTTTGTAATGTACTTAAACCATTATTTGAATTATTAACTAAAATATTTGCATTATGATCTGTTCCATAAAAAATGCAATGATTTAAAAAATAGCGACTTCCTACTTTCGTAATAAAATTATGATGAAAAAACTTATATAATTGCGAATTATCATGAGATTCTCGAGTTTTACCTGCTGTTTCATGATTATAATAAAATTCAGTACCCTCAGCAAACCCTGTACCCTTATTGTACCCCTCTGTATGTGTATTTGCATACGTTAACCACGTATCAGACCCGGGATATGTAATACTTGTATCAAGAATTGTAATCGCGTCAGACGTCGTTAATGATTTATCCCAAGTATATAAAATAGGTGTATATATCGATAAACCCGCAGTTACTTTTGATGATGAAAAGTTAGTGTTTGTATATGCAGGTGCATAAAAATAATATATATTTGAATTGTTAGGACTTACAATTGCTTTTGAAGGAACAGGTAAATATGTTGAAACCAAACCTGTTCTAGGTTCATTCCATAAATGAGTTCCTGGTATTGGAAAATAACCTAAATCGGTCTGCAATTCCCAAGTCGTATTTGATGAATTATATTTAAAATAATATATTTTTATCACAGAGGCCGATGTTGTTAATGGCACTAAAACTGTCGAATTTGTCGCCGAAACATTTACTTTAAATGAACCTGTGGAGCCTAAATGTTGTACTCTAAAAATATCATTATTCGCAGGACTTACAGGTGCGTAATAAGTAACGTTAGTAGTTGTTAAATTAAATGTATTATTTTTATTTAATGTTAATGCAACTGATGTTGTAGATGTAATCGCTACATTTCGATTCGTATTTCCTATTTCATAATATTGAGATACGTATGTATAATTAATATTTTTTAGATTTGTTGTAGTCCCATTTGTTGGATTTTCTTTTATAATTGCTGTTGTCCATGAATTTTTTAAAGTTGTTTCAAGATTAGAAATTACATTTTCAACATTTGTTGATGCTGTGTCTGTATCTCTTGTTGCTCCTTCATTAATATACAAAAAATAATTTTGTCCTGCGAAGTCTTGACCCATATACCCTAGATATTTTGTAAAATAACGAGCGTCGGCGTGGGAACCTGCTTGACCTAAAACCCCAAAGCTAGACGCCTGAAAATTTGCTAATGTTGTTATATTTTCAAAATTTTGTATTGTATTTGCTGCAAATTTTGCATTTAAAATTGTTTCATTAACACCCCAGGTTGCTTTAAGAATTGTGGTAAATGTAAAATGTCTATAAGCCTTTAAAGCCCCAGATGATTTAAATTGCGATGTCTTTAAAAAGTATATTGATCTATTTGTAAAATCTGTAAATAAATATGTTAATTGATTATTTGGAATAGCATTTGTTGTCAATAAGGTATTTTTTAAAATATCGCCTGTATTTTGAGTATTAGCTGCGAATGTTGATGAATAAGTTTCAATATTAATATCATCACCTTTATATATAAATAAACTTTGAAAATTGTACTGTGGAAAGTCGTTCCATACGCCTTGAGAACATGAAGCGTCTGTAAATAATATATACTTCTGTGAATTATTAGTATCATTTAAAACAGACAATAAACCAGCAGATTTATAAGAAGAATCCAATGAAAAAAGATAATGATTATCGCATGTCATGTCTCTATTTACTTCCATTGCCCTATATTCTGATAAAGCACCTGTAATACCTGTGCTACCCGATGACATATCTATCATACTTTTTACATTATTAAAATATCTTTTAAACATCACGTTTGATTTACTTGTTGATAATCGTGTTGTTAGTAATTTATTTGAAAATATTGCATTAAATCTAGCCCACTCATCAGCTAAATAATTTAAAGATGTCGTAAACGATGAAGATGTATTCTTTGTAAAATTAAATCCTAAAAATTTTTGTGAGTGTTTATAAACAAGTGTATCTTTATCACGAATATCATTTCTTGCAAAAATCAATTCGTTTTTTGACAAACTAGGATTTTCTACCATTACATTCGATAATATTCTTTCATTATTTGTAAATAAAAACCCAGATGAAGATGCGTTAAAAGCAATAGGACTATTTGTATATACATAATAATTTTGTTGATTATATAAATTAATATGTTGAAAAACGAATTCTGATTCTTTTATTTTTGTCATAATTTTCTCTTAATTAAAATATCTTTATAACTAATTATAGAAAAACTTATGTTGTGATTAAATTAAAAAATGACATTCGCATAAACATTTGCATAACCTGGACCAACAATTTTAATAGGCACAGCTAAATCACTAGCTTGTAGTGTTGTAACATTGGTTGTATATGTTGTTGAGCTATTTTGTAATACAAACAATGTATTTGCGCCTTCAAGCGTTAACTGAACATTCGCTGCGATTCTTGAACCATTTTCGTCAAATACTGAAACATAAACATTACTACTAATATCAACGCCTGTATAATTTTGAGTATTTTCTTCGAAGCGAACCTGAATGACATTATTTAACGATTCAGATATTAGATGCAATGAAACATTAAATTCTGCTTGTACATCTGTCTGATTTTGACTTGTTCCAGAAGTTACGTAACTTGATATATTACTATCTAACACACTGTCATTTGTAACTGTATAAGCCCAAACTCTATTTAATTGATCTCTTGTTACTTGTCTAAAAGATCCAACTTCTTTATAACTTAAATTCCATCCTACGCTTGTAAAAGTGTAAAAGCAAAGTGAATTATTATGTAAACACATGATTTTAGTAAACAAAGTTTCATCAATAGGTAAGAAACTTAACACATCATCATCTAATTGTGAGCTGCTATGAAAAGTTAAGTTTTCCCAATTTGTGTTTCCAATTGTATAAGTAACAATTCTATATTTTAAGTTATTTCCTGATCCAAAATCATAAGATCCTTTATATCCTAAACATTGAATAAAGTTTAAATAATATGTGTTGTTTAGTTTTGTTACAAAACATTGACTATTTCTTCTAACATGTGAAGAATTTAGAGGAATATTTGCACCTGTTGCAGTATTATATACATTGGCGTATGTAAACCAGTTTTTTGTAGGATCACCTGCATCATATACAATATTACAATCTTTAATTGTAATTGCATTTGTTCCAGGGGGTACACCAAATGGGTTTATAGATTTATTCCATTTTACCAAAATCGGTGTGAAATATGTTGTCGTATCAGTTGAAGTATATTTAACACCACCTGAAGCCGTTGTAGTATCAGCAAACGCAGGAATATAAGAATAATATATATTACTTTCGCCAGTTAATGGTGAATTTTCAAATTTTGATGGAATATTACAATAAGTGAAACATGACCCGGCTTTTGCATCATACCAACCTGTTCTATTAATCCTGCCTGATCCTGTATATGACCCTGTATCAAAAATATATTGAGGTGCATCTGTGGCAGATGAGACTTTTATACCTGTTACAATAATATTAAAATCTGATGGATTTACAGAAGAGTTCCATGTTGTTCTCATGTGATTAAATGTTGATAAAAAGTATAAATTACTTGTATTGTCTTTTCCCATATAAGATGAGTGATTTGTTCCGTACGCTGTTGATGCTGCGTGTTTATTAAAAACACCATGCACACCTACTCCAGCTAAAGAAAAGTCTTTTTGCCCAGCTGTTCCAAGATACGCTTGATTTAGTAAATTAGTACCCCAATTGGTAGGGGTTTGTAATGACAAAGATACTGAACCGTCGTTTAAGAAATCGTAATTAAACACTTTCAATTGTGATGTTGATAAAAAGGGCTGAGATGTTGACGCTGATGAATTCGTATAAGCTTCAAAAATGCAATATATTTTCTTCAAAGTTTCATTATATGCAACAGGGATATATGAATTAAACACATCAGGACTTGCATTTGTTGATTTTCCAATAGAAGAAGTATTTATATTATTATATAACTCATATCCTTTTGTAAGTATAAAATTAGATGCTTTAAATCCACCGTTTGCATTAAGAATATTAGGGCTAGAACAATCGATTAATGTGCATTGATTACTACTTAAATAAAGTTTTGAAATAATCGCATTTTTATAATAAGTCGATTTATCAAGAGAATAAAAATATCCTTCAAGGTTTGTAGGTGAAGGTGAATACGTAGCAATACCTACAAACTGCCCAGGTATTGGATTTAAATTTTTTGACATACTAAGACGTGTTGTCATTAAAAGGCTTTGTTGTAATGAATGATACAAAGGAAAATGATAATTATCTGTTGAGATCATTCCTCTTTCTGGAACAAACCATCGTCGAGAGGCGTCTGAATTGATACGTAAATTATTAATAACAGTCGGTTCAGCTTGCCAGTCATTGACAAAAGTTAAATAATCGTAGGCTTGATTATTAATATATAGATAATCTTGATTTGGACTTTCTATTAAAAGTTTATTATTTGAAGAATTTAATAAAAAAGCCCTTGTGACATAGTTACCTGCAGGTTCCGTTTGTGTAATAGCAGAAGTTTTAAAAGTTTTTAAAATTGTCATCTTTAAATATTCCCATCAATATTATTACTTATTTCATCAATTTGCAAACTGAAATCGACAAATTGAATACCATCTAAAATATAGTTAAAAGCTTCATCTGCGTTTTGCCAGTGCATGTTTGTAATAGGATTATAGTATTGAACTAAATGATCATTCTCGTTATTATTTATTTTAATTCTAATAAAATATAAATTTGTGACTTCATCTAACTCGTAAGTAATATTATAATAAAATTCATTTTTATCTTTATCGATTAAAAATAAAATGTCTCTTCTTTCAATAATCATATTTATAAAACCTTTTTTAATTTATTTTATAAATATTGTTATGCTTTTAAATGCCTGTTGAAAAATATTTAAAAGAGACAACTAAATCACTACCTTTGACTATTGACCCAATAACAGACACTTCAATACCTACAGAATCTAGTTCATCAAACGTAAATTCTTCGTCATTTCCTGTTTGAGCAGTTGTTTGATTTTGTAAAATTGTTAAAGTTTTAATCGTAGTATTTGTAATTGTTCCATTATCATTTCTCTTTTGTTTAATATTCAATACAATATTATCGCCTGTTGGTGCTGTTGAAACTTGTGCTGAAATTTTTATAACTTTTGTAGGATATAAAATTTTCCAATACAATAGATTTGTTGTTTTAACAGCCAATTCACCGACAGTATAAAAATGTTTGTCTTGATACGAAGGATTTGAAGTAAATCTTTCTTCTGTAATAATTGGCTCAACTCTAGCATAAGTTGCGTAAGGATGAGTAGTGGAATCATTTATATCATCGGTTGTTAATGTAATATTAGTTCCAAATTTTCCATTAACTTTAGTTTCATTAAAAGCCATTTTAGTTTATCTCCCATTCGCTTATGCCGTCAGACACAAGTGTTATTGATTGTCCTTTATATTCTAATATCCATTGATTTAAAGTATCGATTTTGTCAGATCCGTTAGGTTTAATTTTAATATTAAAACCGCTTAAGTTTTCTTTAAACTTAAATCGAATAATTGAACCTGCTGCAGCGCTAGTACTAATTGAAGGTAAATTTAAAGTTATTTGTCCAGAATTATCTGTTGTAATTGCGTAATATTTTCCTGCGACAATATTAAATTCTGGGCTAGCGGGAGGTGCGGTACTTGATGCAGATCCTACTAATGACTCGTAAGAATATGTTGCAGAAGTTGATTGAATTATTGTTTGTCTTATTGTTGTATTTCCTGTAATTGCATTAAGCAATTTTGCAGGTGTAACAGCGTCATTACCCGAGCCTGTATCGACTTCATTCTGTGTAGCAAGTTGAATAAGACCTAAAGACGTTTCTGAAGCTGTGATAGCGCCTGTTTTTAATTTACTATCACCGTCAGTAATTACAAAACTATTGCTTGCAAAATTTGACCCAATTTCAGGTATATTACCTGTTAAAATTCCAACATCTTTATACGCTGCTGTTTTTAAATTAATTTTATCTTCTTTTCCAGATATCTGACTAGATATTTTAGTTGTTAATGTCGTGCTACTTCCAACGTTTGTATCAAATAAACTGCTAAAATCGTCAGTTAAAACATACGCAGATAAAGAATCTGACAATTTTGTATTTAAAGTATCAGGCGCAATAGGTTTATTTGTTATAGTACCTTCATTAACCTCTTCTTGCGTAGCGAAGTTTATTTTTGCAATAATTCTATCATTCGCATCTGCAACTGCGTCATATTCAAAAGAAATTGCAGGATCATGTGTCACAGGTTCAATAGGGTCATGTATAAAAAGTGGAGCGATGATCTGATCCTGAATTATTTCTCGATTTGAATTTACGTCAAATCCTACACCGCCATTACCAAAAAATCCTTCAACAATCCAGTAAGGATCAGCAGGATTACCATTTGACATAAATTTAATGACTTGACCCATATTGTCAATATCAATTTGAACGAAACCAGTTAATTGATCCTGAGATATTGTTACTCCGTCTTGCAATAAAAAGCGCTCAGAATTTGGTATTTTTGTCCAAATTAATAATTTTCCTAATGCGTTTTCTTTCTTGACAACGATTGAATGGCCAATTGAATCAGCAGTAATTTCGGGAAGAATAATTAAATTTTTTTCATTCACATTCGTAGAACATGTAACAAAATAATATCGATTTAATTTAGCATTAATGGGATTCCATGGTAAAGAAGCATCATCTAATCCACTATTAACAACGCCACTTATCTCGTCTGCAGGTTGTATTTGTAAATAATCATAATACTGAAATGTTGCATCAACTGATTTATATTCATCGCTATTTCTATCATATTTTAAATAAACTTTATCGCTATTTATATCAAAATCTGTAATAAAACCTAAATTCCATCTTGCATAATTTACTTCATCTTCATGTCGTAATATTCTATTTCCAGATGTTGCCCCTAATGTTGCCCTTGTTAAGTTTGTCATATCACGACGTGCATATGCAGCAAATAAATCGTCAGGTTTAACTGCATATCCTACACTTGTTGGTGTGGCATGATTATCTGTAACAGTAGTAGGAAAACCAGCTCTATTTCGAGTATTATAAGTATATGAACCTGAATTATTACCAAATTTAGTTTCATTGGCTTTTGCTATATATACTTTACCTGCGCCATCATGTCGTAATGATGCGTCTGTTGTATGATACGTATAATTTTTAGCTAATCTAATTTTATTTTGTATTGCAACTGGTTCATATCCCCCGGCCCCATCAAACTCCTGTGCCGTATGAACAGGTTCGTCATTTTGAAGATCAGGATGAATTTTATTCTTTAATACGTCAAGTTGATTTGTAATTTGATTATTCCAAAATAAAGAATACTCATCAGCACTCCAATAATCACTTACCCCCGCTAAAGACCCATCGATACCATTTTCAATATGATCTGTTGTTGTAGTATCTAATGGTAGAACACCTCTTAGACGAAATAAAGAATCTGTATTATATACAATATCATACCAATCTTGTGTATTAATAAAATTATATGTATTTTTTACATTATCTAACTCATAAACGCCTTCAAACGGTGTATTATTAATCGATTGTAAAACTTCATTTGGGTCGCTATCTGCATAAAAATTAAAACTAGGTCTAACATTAATAAATTTAGGATGCCAGTCTTCTATCTTTCCAGGATTATAATCTAAATCATTCGTCTCGTGAGGTCCATATGATAAAATCATCCCGTCTTGTGTAGTTGATTTTAATTTGTCCCCAGTATTAACATCTGTTAAAATATTTCCCAATGCATCTCTTTGCCAGCCTGTTGTATTAACATCAGTAACATCATCTAATTTTATATTATTTAAAGCACTAAATACAGCAGCGATTTCTGTATCAACATAATTTTTATTTGCAATATTACTGTTATATACAGGATCTTTGACAGATGTCCAAATATTATCATCAAATTTAAATGTAGGCAAATAAATATATTCAGGCGGGTCAGCAAGTGGATTTGAATTAATCGTATCAAAAATCAAAGTATCTGTTGTAAGAGCTTCTTGAAAAATATAATCGTTTAAAACGTCAGTGTTTCTTTTTATTTCAATATAATCTCCACGAAGTTCAAATAAACTAGGTAAACCATCTACTGTTAAACCTTGAGATTTTAATGAAAGATTTGTGTCAAAATATACATCAGGATCCACAGTCTTAATATCATAATTACCGATACTTACATTTTCATAAGCCTTAACACCTGCTATTAAATTTTGATTTGCTGTAAAGAAGTTCATTTCGTCTTTAAAAGCAACTTTGTTACCATCTGTTAAATCATGAACATTCACACCTGAAATATCAAGACCAATTAAATTTATATCGTCATAATGTTTAAATTCTATACCTTTTGGATTATGAGGATAATTTTCATAACCTTCATCTTCAAAAAAAGGCAAAGATGTTCCATCTTGTTGCTGGGAGGCTGTTAAAGCATTTGCAATTGTATCTCGAGCTCTCTCGTCATCATAAAAAAACAAATTATAACCAAGTGGTTTATAGAAAAATTCTGTTGTGATACCTTTACCATTATTTATTGATGGTTCAAAACCTACTTCGCGAGCAATTGGTTTTTCACCATCTAAAATTATATTTCCACTACCGTCTAAACGAAAAGATAATTCATAAATATTATGATCAACATAACAATTACCAGTACCTGCAATGTGTGTATCAGTTGTTTGTGTATTTTCTTTTTTATAAAAATGTACAGTTTGTAAATCTAACGTTGTATTAACATCTGTTGCATATAATAAAGGACCGTTATATGTATCTGAAGAGTTTAAAATAATTGAGTTTCTTATTTTTAATTTTGCGTTATCATTTATTTGAGATACACCATATATTTTTGAATTATTAATTTCACAATAAGTTTTTAAATCTGTTAATGTATTAAAATTATTTTGACTTTGCCATAAACTAATAACATCAATTCCTAAATTTTCATTCAAATAAGAAATTTCAGATTCTTCAATAAATATTTGACCTTTTTTTAAATAGATCGCATTATTATTAAAATTATTTTTAACTTTTGAATTTCTTATTTCAATTTTAACATTTGGATTACCAGAATCATCATTAATAATTAATCTAGAATCTGAAGAATTTGTAATTAAACAATTGATTATTCGAATAGTATATGGTATTTTTGAATTCTGTGAATCTAATATTTTTATTTGTTCAATTTGAACATTTTCAAATGTAATAATACCATTCGAATAAATAGCACTTGAAACATCAACTTCTATTTTTTTAAATTTCACATAATCGTCAGCATTTTTATATAATGATTGTTGATATATATTTGCAATACTAAGTTGTAAGATATTTGTATTCTGATTATATAATCCTGTTGCATCAGGTTTGATTAAAAGTGTTTTAGGTATAGATTTCTGAGGATTTTGTGCAAGATTATTCTGGTTGATTTGTGTATATACATCAGCGATATTATTAATTTCACCCCGAGCAGTGTCTGAACCTATAAAATAATCCCACGGTTTTTTAGAAGAAGTCGCAGATAAATTATTGATCAATGTATCTACTTCGGTTTTGTTGTATGTTTCATCCTTGCGATATGTATTATTTGCTAAAGTATCAATAAGCGTTTGTAAAGTATTAAAAACTTCAGGATCATTATTTATAGCGTCTGCTATTTCTTTTAATGTATCTAAAATATCAGGCGCGCCGTTAATTAAATCAGCGATTGCTGTATCGACAGTGCTATTTACAAATACTTTTGTTGCAAAATCGTCTTTATTAAACCCTAACGATAATGTTAAAAATCCTTCAAGTCTGTTTGCATCAATCCAATCTTGAGGTTGTTCATACGAGTAATAGTTAGGAATATTTGCAGGGTCAATTTCTGGGTTATTAATTGAAAATTGTCGAGCATTTTTATAAACAGTAATATCAGGAACGAAGAATAATAAATTTTTATTATCTAAATCTAAAAAAACTTCACCTTGTTTCAAAGGATATGTAATATCAGGATCACGGGTTTGATGAAAAGTTTCAGGATCAATTCCATTAAAATTATCTATTGTATAAGGATCATTCCAATAAGGATCTTCTATTTTTTTAAAGAGCAAAGTGCATAATATTTTAAAACTATTAAAATCATTTGAAACGTATTCTAAATCATTATCAATATTATCTAATATAGAATTTAATTCATTTCCTCCATTATTGATACCAAATTTATTATTACGATTATATCGAATGTAAAGATTGTTATTTCCAAAATTTGCTGCATTTAATCCTGGGTTAGTATCAGGCGAATTAACAATATTTAATCCACCTCCTTTTATTTCGACAAAGTCTGAATAAATATTCCCAATATAGATATTTCTCCATTTTCTATCAATTTTTCCTAAATCGTTTCCCATATTAAAACTAGGGTTAAATGAAGCGACCATTATATTTCCTTTAATTTTCTAATTAATAAATAAATATTTCAAAGTATATAAAAACCGATAAATCTAACAAAAAGAAAATTATAGTACTCTATCCCATCTAGGTTGATTCGCTACGATTTGATATCGATAAACATGTGCAGAATCAGTGCCGTTTATTTGTAAAATATTAGTACTTATAATATTTGAGCCAGAACCATAAACACGTTGTTTTACTGTAATTGAGCCATTAATAGTGTCAGGTTTTAATACTAACATTGTTCCTACGTTAGCATTATGTGCGGCATCATCTGCTAAAATAACTGATGACCCGCTTTTTACCTTACAAAATATATAAGAATTAGGTGCAGGTGTAATAAATTTGCTAATATCATAATCTGTAATAAGATTTGATATAGATTTAGTAGTTGTCATAGAATTAATAACTTGCGTTTTTAAACTATTAATATTAACCTCAAATTTAATAGCATCTTGACCTGCAGCCGCTAAAGTAGGATTAGGATTAGGCGAAACAAGAGTAGGTGTAATAACAGAACCTGACCCTGTGAATAATTTAAAAAAGTTACTTGAGTCTAATTTAATATCAATTTTTTGTGTTTGTGAGTTAAATGATTTTTTTAAAAGCACACCGTCAACTGTTATTGCATTATAAACATCCTGTATAGTAATATTAGAGTTTTGCAATAAAGTTGTATCAAATGACAATTTTATTTTTTTTGTTAATTGATCCTGCTGTACCTTTATATATTGATCAGTCGATGTTATTGAAGAAAAGACACGATCTCTTGAAAAATACATTAAGTCAGTCGCGGCATTTAAGCCAGCAGGTTCAGGAATATTTTTTGTTTCAAGAACAACATTACCTACAGGATTTCCTAAAGATGGTAAATTAGGTCTAACAAAAGTAGCGTCTGAAGCTGGTAAATTTTGATTAATCGATTTAATGTAATCAAAATTTGTAGGCTGCGTTAATTGAAGCCATGTACTAGGTTTCCAAATATATGTTAATTGCGAACCATCAGTCACTTTCCAAATATCACCTTCAACTAATAAAGTAGTATTAAATTGTAATCTCTGTTGATTTGTTCCGGAATAAACTTTTGATACTTGTACAGGCGGATTTACTATATTATCTGGCAATAAAGACAAAGGAATTTGCATATTTTCATCTAGTTTAGGAATAATTCGGGTAAGATCTGTTAACTGCTGTTGTGAGCCGTTATTTAGTTGAGAAATACGAAGAAGATTAGAACTATCAGCTAAGGTTGTGGAATTCTTTAAAGAAAAAGATGTATCAAATCTACCTTGTGTCCACCACAAGTGAGGTAAACCTGGATCATTTGCTACTTCATCAATATCGTCAGTGTATAATGTTAGTTTTTTTGTATTTGAATCATATTGCTGCTCATTATTAATATCGATTAAATTTATACCTTCAATAACACCAGTTAACTGATTATTTGTTGTAAAATTTGTCAACGAATCCTTGATATTCTTTATTTCTTCAGCGACATTTATCAAATTAGATCGATTTAACCATTCAGGAATAAATAAATAACCGTCTGTTTGTCTGATATTGCCTATCGCTGAAATTGCATCTAAAGTTAATTCACTGTTTTCATTTGGGAGTTCATTTGTATTTATATTAATTTTTTCATCCGCATCAATTGCACCAATCCATAATTCATTCCAACGAATCGCAGTCGATAAATCATTTAAATCTGTAGGCGGTTTACCTAAAATATGTTGTTTATTAAAATCAGGTCGAAAATTGCTCATAAAATATCCTTAGCTTTTTATTTAATTGATACTATAAATTTAATTATCAATAAGATAACTAAAAAGAAGTAATCAGATTTAGAATTTCATTTCGAACTTCATTTATAATTTTTGAGATCAATCCCGCTGTTTCTTTTACTTGAAACGCTTGCGTACCGCCTGTTTTTCTAGAAAATTGAAGATAATTTGTATCAACAAAAAATAAAGGCTTTAAAAAATTAAATGTATTTGCAACATATGATCCTCCTGCAAAACTAAGTCTGATTTGCCCAGCCATCGCAGATGCTGTGCCGCTTGTGCCACGAAAGTTAAAAGATTTATAAAGATCGGTCGGAATATTCGAATTTGAATTAAAATATTGTCCTGAATGGTTTGGCACAAATGAAAAGCCTAACGAATTATAAACTTGTTCAATAGATGAAACAGGCGTATAACCTACCAATGAAAGAGTTGTCTGATTTTCTGCGTTTTTTGTAATTAAAATTGTATTATCTGGTGAATAAATTGAATCATTTAATCTTTGTCTTGAAAAATATACATTTCGTGCAGAGTCAAAATTAATATTTTGATATTCATTAATATATTGTGTTGTGAAATTTGTAAGATTTTTTGAGTTATCGATTTGTAAAGAATTTGAATTATTAATTTTTGTTATAATATTATTTTGAGTAATAACATTGCCTATTACTTCAAGCCATTCTGTGCCATTATATACGTATAGTAAATCATTATCGATCGGATTTGTATTGTCTAATATTTTCCAAAACAAACCTTCAAAAGGTGTTAGATACGTATCCCGTTCAGCCAAAGTACCAACAACTAATGATTTATTACTAGACATATTATTAACATTTACAATATTAGGAGGCAATAATGACGGATCAATCTTCATAGTTTGCTGATTAATTCCTGGAACAGTGCCTGTTGAACCTTCAACTCCAAAATTTAAATCACTAAATCTTAATAAATTATTACTATCATTTAAATCTGTTGAATTCTTTTGTGAAAAAGCAAGATCAAATCGATCCTGTGTCCACCATAAGTGAGGTAAACCTGGATCATTTGCTACTTCATTAATATCGTCGGTGTATAATGTTAAAATTTTATTATTCGGATTATATCTAATAGAATTATTTACACCTATTTCATTAATTTGTCTGATATAATTTAAATCATTATTCTGATTCATTGATGTAACAGTATTTGATAAATTTTTTAATTCTTCAGCGATATTCAATATTACAAATTTATCGACAAAATCTCTAATAAAAAAATCGCCCTCTAATAATGAAATATGACCTCTTGTCTGTAACGCATCATATATTGGGTTTGTTAAATCTAAATCTGCCTGTGAAATGTTAGGAATTCTAACTGATACTCCTACATCTGTATCAATTAAACCGACCCATAATTCGTTCCATCGAATTATCTCTCCACCGACATTTTTTCCTAATGAATGAACCTTATTACCATCTGGTATTACATTACTCATTTATTTTATTCTTCTTTCTTGTATTCTAATATACATCATCCGGAAATATTCCCTTGAAAACAATATCAAATGTATTATAATTAATATCCCAATGTCTATCTGGGTATAAAAATTTGCCACTTTTAAATACAATATCTTTTCGAGAATTGTTAAAAAAGAGATGAGATTCATTAAAATTAATATCAATATTATAAGGCATCAGTTGTTCACTTGGGATTGTATTTAATTCAACAAAAAAAGGTCCAGTATTAACAGCATGATTAATTAATTCAGGATAAATAACATCATTATTTGATTGTTTAAACAAACCATAATGAAAACCATCTTCCACTCTACCTAAACGTGTATTTAAATTATCGACATTATCTTGTAAATCTGCAACTTGATCACAACAATCAACACCTGTATTTCCGCTTGTTGTTGCATATCTAGGTTGTAATCTAACTAATGGATAATTTCTAGCATATCTATTTAAATCGACAACTGGCATAATTAATTTCTTTCATTTTAAATTAATTATTTCACTTAAATAAAAATTACAATAAGTTAGCTGCTAAACTTGCCAAATCTGAACGATAACCTCTATCTAAATGAATATGACCGTGTAATGAAGTATCTTTCATTTTTTCAATGACAATAGTTAAACCATTACTGAATTTATCAACGTATGGTAAATCAACCTGATCAGTGTCACCTAACAAAACGATTTTACTATTTTGTCCTGTTCTAGTAATGATAGTTTTTAATTCATGAATTGTAGCATTTTGTGATTCATCAACAATAATAATTGCATCATTGAAAGAACGACCACGAATATAACTTAATGGTGCTACATCAATTACTCCGTTATCCATTAATGTTTCAAAGTAAGTTAATGAACCAAATTTATTTCGAAAGTTATCAACGATTGGAGATAACCATGGAGCCATTTTTTCATTAATATCTCCGGGTAAGAAACCAATATCTTTACCAACAGGTTGAATAGGACGTGTAAAGATAATACGCTTATATTTCTTTTTTTCGATTAAGTGTAAAGCAGCCATTAATGTAATATATGTTTTACCAGAACCTGGCATACCTGTCATAGTAACAAGAGGTAATTCAGGATTTGATAACATCCATAGCGCGTGTAATTGTTCTTTGTTTTTACCTTCGACACTTGTTAAGTTGATTAAATTTTCACGTGTAGGTAAAAGATGTAATTGATTTTTAAAATAGAAAGTTAAAGCAGATGAACCCCCGAAGCTCTTGGCGACAACGAGCTGATTATCATGTAGTTTAATACTAGAATCGATTTCGGTTAAATCTGAGATGCTCCCGTTTTTATATAATTGAGATAGTGATTCATCTGAAATGGATACTTCGCTTTGACCGTTATAGAGTAAGTCGGATTCTTTAGTGATGAATTCGTAATCAGCATAATAGTCGTTGGCTCTTAAACCTAGGGCGTCGCATTTAACTCTGAGATTAATATCTTTTGTGATTAAAATTACTTCAAAGTCATCTCCGAAATTTTTATCGATGTTTGCTAGGGCGTGTACAATTAAATTATCGTTGGTGTTAGGTAGGACGATATCTTTGATTTCGTTATCGATTTGTGTTAGCCAGACTTTTATAAAAATGTCTTTGTCTTCAATGTAAACACCTTCGTTTAGTCCGTCGTTTTCTCTGAGTGAGTCAAGAAAGCGATTGTGTTGTCGGGCTGCGTCGCCTAATAAACCTGATTTGTCTTTAAATTTATCTAATTCTTCCAACACGACAAATGGAATAAACAGATTATTGCCTTTGAGTTTGAACATGCTGTCTTTGTCATATAGTAAGACTGACGTGTCTAATACAAAAATTTTTCGAGCGTGTTCTTTTTCTTCTTCGATTTCATCTTCGACATCGATTGCAGATTGCAGAAGATGAGATGACTCAGGAATATCTTTCTCTAACATACTCATTTTTTGATTAATAAAATGTTTGTTTTCCTTTTGCTGCGACATTTTGTAAAATTAGCCTTTTCTTGATACCATTTAATTTATGGTAACTAAATTTTAAATAGGAAATTTAGAAAGGTAAAATTTAAAAATGTCCAATAAATCACAACTCGCAGAAAAAACATGTTTTTATTATCATCAAAAGCTGAATAAGTGTTGTCAAAAAAAAGAATGTCGTTATTTTCAAAATAATATTCCAGAATCTCAAAATTGTATTATTAATAAATCAAATGAAAAAGAACATACCCTTGAAGAAATAGGAAATATTTTCGAAATTTCCCGAATGAGAATATGTCAATTAGAAAAACAAATTATTTTAAAAATTAAAGAAACTGTTACAAATCAATTTTTCTCTTAAATTAAGAGCCTGATGAATCGTCTGATGAAGAAGGACGATATGCATCTGACCATGTTACAGTTGTCTTAACTGCGTCTGAAACCTTTGTTCTTAATAATCTTAAATCTTTTCGTACTCTAACACCTGCTGCTGCATTACCTGACGCGCATTTTAGTAAATCTGCATGTAATGATTCAAGCAGAATTTGTAATTGTCTATAAGTGTCTTCACATTGTGATACTAGTTCTTGTCTAACTTCTTTTGCCATTTTTAAAGCTCTTTCTATTATACTATAATTTTTTTTGTTGTATTGTCTACAATTTCTTTTGTAGCGTCTGTGTCATTATTTTTATTACTTTTTAAACTTTGTAAACTATTAATTTTGTTTTTTGTTAAAATAATGACACTTTTCGAAAAGTCAGTGTCTTCAGAGTTTAGTGCAAGACCTTGAATTATTCGTGCAATACACTGTTCTGTAACGCCATAACTTAAAATATCTTGAACAATTTTTCTAGAACGTTCAATTGAGTTTAAAGTTTCTTCTACACTTTTTTCTTTCATTTTAAATCCCTTTGATATGAATCTTGTCGAACTGTAAATTTACCATCTTCAAAAATTAAAAATTTACAAACAATATTGTCGCCTATCACTTTTTTATTTAACATAATCGTGTCTGATGCTTTTTTACTATACAGATATGCTGCTTTTTCAAAATCAGAAATATCTGCATTATTTTTACTCAAGACATCAATCAGTTCAGATGTTAATGAAAATTTTAAATCGTCTAATGTCGTGACTAAATCAACGTAATCATCACTTTTCTTTAACAATTCTGATTTACAAATATCATATACTCTATGCACACAATCACAATTATTACATTTTACATATTTTTCAATAACACTTCCCACAGCAAAATCGTCTGTTTCGTTTTTCTCGTCTTTAAACAAAGTAAAAACAGGAAATTTATGAAAAACAGGTCGATTATGATTTTTATATTGAGGTAAAATACATTGACACTCAACTAAATGTGTAAGATATTTCATCTTTAAAATTATTCCTTAAACTAAAATTTATTTTTTATCAATATCATGTTTTTTAATTTCTGTAGCAACTGTTTTCAGGACATTATCTACAACAAGTTGCTTCGATACAAGCAATTCCTCAGTAATTATTCTATTTAAATCGTTAACAAACTCTGTTGATAAATTGTACTTTTTAACCATATCTGTTTTAACTTTGCTTAGAATTTTATCATGAATAACATCAAATAATGAATACACTGTTTTTCCTAGTAATGTTGAATTACCTAATTTTTGACTTAATTGATCTCTTAATGTCGTTAATTGTTCTAATAACATATCTTTTCCTTCTTCTTCAATTTCATTTAGTGTTTTATTAACATCGTTTTTAACAGTTGCTAATACATTTTTAACAACACTTACTGTTGTGCTGCTTCTCTTTGCCATAATTATTTTCACTTTCTTTATTATCTTTAAAACAGATAATAGTGTTAATTTGTATAAGTTTATTATAAAATTCATTTGCGAATTTTTCCGTTACATCTAGTAATTGTGCAGGAAATATTTCATTGTTTTTTTCTATAATTCCGTACTTAGATAAGGAATTATAAATAAAAAGTGAAGTTTTTACATCATTTAATATATTTTTTTTATTTTTAGGTATTAAAATATCAACTTTTTTACTCTTTATTCTTTTTTTTCTAAACTTTAAATACTCTTTAAATTCTTCTTTTTCAATTAATAATGTGTTTATTTCATTCATCAAATCTTCCCGATTATGACAAAACTCAATTGACGATGAAGTTAAAACAATATTTTGCAATAATTTTAATTTATTTTTAATCTGTATAATCGTTGGATTTCCATCTTCTATTTTTACACTGTCGACACCTAAACAACGACATAAATCGTCAAATTTAGAAGGATCTTCATTTGTAAAAGGACACTCGTATATTAGAACAGGACATTTAGTATATAAAATATTTCTTTTAATATTTTGTACACAAGGTATATTGGTGCCTCTACATAATACAACAATCATTTTATTCTGATTTTGTTGACTTTCAATATATGCATATTGTAAATCAGTATCTCTTTCTAAAAATCCATCAATTGCAACAAAAATAATATCTCGATGACTTTTTAAATTGTCAGAAAATAGAATATTATTTAACTCTTCGTGACAAAATATCTTTTCAAATCTTGTAAAATTTTCTTTCTTAATTTGAATTTTATTATTTGCAGTAAAATCTAAATTAATTAAAACATCAGGACCTACAACTGAAAATATCGTTAAAATTAAATCAATATTCTCTTTATCAACATAATTTAACAATATTTGATATAAATCTTGTTTTTGCGCTTTTCTTCTTTTATATAAAAATTTTTTATCTGTTCTTTCTTTCAAAAATAAATCACATAAATTTTGTAATAATAACTCAGAACTATTCGGAAATATCTTTTCAGATTCTATTAACCAATCAATAAATAAAGAATGATACGGTGTTTTATTTAAATTTTCAGCGCTTTTTAGTAAATATTTATATAAAAAATTATTGTTTTTTGAATAAACATTACCAATAGAATCAATGATTCTATATTTCCCAAGATTAAAATCTTTAATAAATTTTTGAATTCTTAATAATTCTTTTAATAAAGTATTATTGATCTTTGTCATTTTCTTCTTCCCGTTTCCAGTCTTTTGAAAATTCTTTTTTACGTTTTTCAGATAATTTAAAATTTTCAAATAATGATACTACAGAATTTTCACGTCTAGCATCAAAAATATTTTTTTGTTCAAAATATACTTCAGCAGTATGACTTAATATTGCAATAACAAAAAGCAAATAAGCGTAGTTATACGCTATTTCAGAAAAACCAAATAAAATAATTGATGACAATATACAAACCGATTGAAATTGTAAAAAATACATAATTTTAAAATACTCTTTTTAAAAATATTATATTAAAATAAAAGAAATTGTGTATTATATTTTCTATTTTATTTAAAAATCTTCATCTTCCATTGACAAAGGACCAACACCTGTTAAGTCTGAATCATAAGAATCATCGATAGGTACACCATATGTTGTTTCATCTGATGGAGGAATATATGCATCTTCTATTGATGGATCACTTTCGCTTGCGTAATCTTCATAATCACCGTATAGTTCTTCTTGATCATCATAAGCAGATACTTCACCAGGATAGCTGCTGTCATCAACATATTCAGACATCATTGGATCACTTTCACGTAAGTTTCTTCTTTTTGCTGTGGGCTGAATTGATTCTTTAACAATCCCTCTAATAATTGCTCGTAATCTATTTTCAGAAATTCTCATTTTATATTTCCTTTTTTAATTTTTAATAATAATTATAACTTTACATATGATTCGTGAAAATCTTCAGAAAATAAATCTTTATTTTTGTTATATACTCTTTCCCAATCAGCATCTAAAATATACGTTACTGCATAATCTTTTTCATTTCTAATTGAACGACCAATTGACTGAATTACTGTTCTTATAGTTTGCGTATCATACCACCACTTCCATTTGTTCATTTTCTTTTTTACAACTTTATCACCTAAATACGGAAATGGCACTTTACATACGATCTGAAAACGACTTAAATCATCTTTCAAATCAACACCTTCAGCCATCGATGGTGACAGTAATATCGTAGGTTTTTCCGACATCATATGTTGCTTTAATATAGCATCTCGATCGCTCCCGTGCGCAATCAATAAACGACCACTTTTAACATGATTTTTAAGATATTCAGCGACTTTAGTTGAATGAGTGTGAATAATGCCTTTTTCATTTTTATGTTCTTCCATTATCTTTTTAACATAAGCTGCTAAATTAGGTAACGTTTTATCGATATTTCCAGTAGACATACTACCTGCAGGGCTGAATATCGTAGGTTTGTTCTTTGCATCAAATGGCGAAGCTTCCTTAACACATACAACTTCAGCAGGATTTAAACCTAAAGTTTCCATATAACCTTCTAACGAAACAATAGTTGCTGACATGAAAATGATCTTATCTGCGTATTCTAACAAATATTCCTGTGCATATTGAGAGACATCAATAGGTTTAAAATTAAATTTAATATAACCCATTTTTTCAGTCGATTCAACTTCACATACCCAATTTTCTTTATTATAAATCGATAAAAACTTTTCTATTTTTCCATAATGACTTTTCATCATATCAACTTGTTTTAGTAAAGATAGATGTTCTTGCAATTTATCGCCTAAACCCATATTGTTAATTTGCTTTTCCATAAATTCTTTTCGAGACTTTAACGCTGGAAAATATGTTGTTTCAATCCAATTAAAAATACGCAATTGAGTATTAAGATCATCAATATTAGGTAAATTTAATTTTAAAACACGCTCAGCAAAAAAAGTTGAAACAGAAATTTCAATAAATCGACTTAACTCATTTTCTAAATTGTGTGCCTCATCAATAATAATTACTTTACGTTTAGGTAACTTCTTTGAATAATTAATCTCAGTCAAAAAATAACTAAAATTGGTAATACCAAATTCTGCATTTATAAATGCTGCCTTTTTAATTTTATACACACAATCAAATTTGCAAGATTCATTTTGTGTATCACCAGCTTTAATTTCTGTTTGTGTGTCAGCGCATGTATTACCTTTCTTTCTTTGACACTTGTAATTTGATGAAGAGTAAATTGATTCTAAACCTTTTTCGAAAAAATCCTTTTCATATTGATCTTGTAAAATCTTTTGTGTCGTTAAAAAATATGAGGCATTGGAAAATTCAGCATTTTCAGATACAGTTAAATTTTTATTTAAATACCCGGCCAATGTTAAACCAATTGCACTTTTTCCAATACCAGTCCCTGCTTCAATAATTGCATATTTTTTATTTTCATTTTCAAAAGCATTTAATACTTTATTAATAATTCGACTTTGGGCATCACGAGATTTAGAAAAAGGAAAATATTTTAACCACATTTGATCATTAATTTCCATAATAGACTTCTTTCTTTAAAAAGAGTAAAACAACAGTAATTAAATTATAATAAAAAATTAACAACTTTACAAATTATTTTACCAAGACTGACTTTTCTTTTTACCGTCATAATTATATACATTATCGCTATCTAAATGTTGATTATTATTAATCGCTGAATCAATTTTCGTTTTAATCATTAAATAAAACTGTTTGATTTTATTATTAATTTCAACATCTGCATCAACACCTTTGGCATAAATTTTATAATTCATTAGAGAAGAATCAAATAAATCTTTAAACTTTTTATCTATTTTACAAATTGCAAAAGTTTCGCCAGTATATTGATCCTGATTAGGTCCATCAACTTGCATATACTGATAATAAAAACCATCATCAGGTGATTGAATTCTTTGATCTTTTATTTGTACATTAACTTTTCCACCTGCGATGTTTGGCGTTTGTTGATTCTTTGAAAAACCTGATCGACCTGTTGTTATCCCATTAGCTGAAGGTGGTAACTTTGATTCAAATATTAATTTAATATAGTTTTTAAGAAGTTTATATGACATTTTACTTTGACTTTTAATTATAATTAGCAAAAAAATCTATTTTTCTTCAAGATTTTCTTCTTTTAAATCTTTTACAGCATCATCAAAATTAATTTCATTATTTAAATTATTCTGCTCTTCAAAAACTTGATTTGAATTCTCGTTTAACATCGAAAGAAAATTCGAATACTGTTTGGTAACTTCTTGCACTTTTAATAAATTTTCATCATTAAATTTTTCAGCAAATTTTTCAATCCACTCCTCTTGTTGCAAAGCATATGAAAGATATGAAACAAAAAACATAGCTTGCGAATGATTTTCAGTTATCTCTTCACTCTCTGAGATTTGAGGGAAAACCATACCCATATTCAAAGTAACGCTATCAATAATAATACCACAATCAGTCTTTTTTAAATGAATTGTATCACGATCAGAAGAATCAAATTGATCCATCTTTAAATTTTCTTGTTCATGATTTTGAATATTCATAAAATCTTGTAACTTTGAAGCAAAATCAAATATCCTTTCATTGGAATTTTCTGACTTTTCAACATTCATTCCACCCTCAAAATTTTTCATTAATTCACCAAAAAAATCTTCAAATTGAGAAAATTCACCACCCTTACCCGATTTCTTTAAACGCCCTTTTACACCCTTAAAATTTCTGGTTGTTTTTCGATTTTTAACTGACATGTTAATCATAAACTTTCTTAAATAATAATGTTTTAAGAATTATAATTAAATTTATACTATATTTACAAGAAAAAGTGGGAATACTTTTATGATATATACAAATATTAAAAAACTAATTGAAAGATCAGAAGTTTTATCTGACGCTCCTTTACTAACTATGACAGAGTCCTCTCAAAAATTAACAAAATTATCTGAGGGGCTTCAATATCATATCACCAATAAATTACCTCTTTACGATAATATTTTTCGAGTGCATTCAAATGAATATTATCATTTATATCAAGAAGCGCGTCAACTATACAAATCAGGTCAAATGATTCTAGGTCAATTAGATGAAGGGTTAATAACTGAAACAGATATCGGCGAATTTGGATTTTATGAAGGTGAACGTGTTCCATTAGATTCACCTATCGAAGAAGAAGATGACGAATTTAAAAAAGAATCATCAATCAATGAAGCTGAATATCATGGTAAAACTGTAAAATTAAACTCACCTCAACGCGGCGGTCAAAAAAAGTTCTACGTCTATACCAAAAACGATAAAGGTAATGTCGTTAAGGTCTCATTTGGTCAACCAGGCGCCAAAATCGCCAAAAGCGCAGCAGCCCGTAAATCATTTCTAGCTCGACATAAATGTGATAATCCTGGCCCTAAATGGAAAGCAAATTATTGGGCCTGTAATATTGGACGTTATAAAAAACAATTAGGTCTAAAATTTCCAGGGAGATGGTAAAATGCCAGTTTATAAGAAAAAAAAACCCTGTAAAAAACCCGACGGTACAAAAGGCACATATACACTTTATCACAAAACTAAAAGTGGTAAAGAAGAAAAAGTAGGTTGTTCTACATCTAAAGAAAAAGCACAAAATTATGTACAAGGTTCTTACGCTAAATGGGACTGGAAAGATATTGATAAGAAAAAGAAAAAGAGCATGACAGAAAGCTTAGCAGAAATAGTTACAAAAAAGCTATTAGAATATATCCAAAAACATAATGAAAATGAAATTCTAGACGAAGATGAATTCTCAGAAATCGATGATCAATTTGATCAAAACTGGGGAAAATACTAAAAACACTTATCTTCGAGCACGTTGGGCTTGCTGTGGGTTTTCTGTCACAGAAATAACTACATTCCCTTTAAACATCTCAAACATTATATCAATAACTTTTCGCATTTTAGGAATAATATTATTTACAAAATCAAAAA